ACAATCGTAAGAACTGTCCCTCAGTAATCTTCTTTGAAACTATGATATTCTCTGCATCGTATAAGTCAACTCGTCTTGCATAGGGATCGGGAAAGACATCATCAAAAGGCAAATGGTCAATACCAACCTCTGCCCCATCAAAGCTATAATTATCTTCATAAACGTAACCATACCCACAACCTGGAACCAGAAAGTCATAAATGATATTTGAGAATGCTAACTGGAAATTGTTTCTATCCTGAATATAGGTTAGAAGATCGTTACCAATTTTAGCTACTCGAACATCGCCATCCTCTCTGGCCAGTACTCTGAACTCAACATTGTTTGCTGTCATTATTGCAATCTCTTGCATGATGACCGGCTGTATCCTGTTAATCACCAGAGGTGCATGACCCCTTGCTGTTAACTCGGATGCTTCATCATCAGTCCATTGGTTCCCTAAAACAAAATCTCTGTCTTTAGCAACTTCATCGTAGTGTGATTTACGTTGATCTCGATAAACTTCGTATGCGTCAATCGCTTCCCTGGCTTTCGGATCGAGCATAACATCGTCCTTCCAGGATAGCCTCTACAAATTCTCGATTGAGATTGAAGAAATTAATCAGACCACCGGCCAGTGCCTTCACCTGATCTTCCTCTAATCCAATATCCGATATGTAATCAAGGCCATGTATTACTTCATGAAGTAAAACTTCATTATGCGTAGTAGGATGCTCCAGCTCATCATTAATCTGGATATGTTTACGTTTGTGGTTAATATGTCCCCACTCTAAAGATGGATTAATTAATATCGGATGTTTACAGCCAAGTATATCAAGACTCTTCATTCGTCCTCCATTGATCCAGATTGAGTGACGCTTCCAGCTTTGCATTTGTTATTTTTCCATTCTGGAAAGAAACCATTAGTTTCCCGTAGAAACCTGTTCCTTCCAGTTCTTTTAAGTACTCATAAAATCCAGCAAGATTTACAATGTCTTTCATGTTATCTCCTATAGTGATGCCCAATTATAATATCTCTTACGCTTCTTAAAATTCTTCTGATGTTTCCTCGATGTCGCTTCAGAGGTGTATTCCAGAGAATTCCAGAGAGCATCAAGAGTATCATCATTAGCACCTTTGGGGAATTCTAACAGCTCGGTTATTAGAGCCGTATGCTCCCTTCTTAATTTCACCCTCAGTGATGCAAAATAAGGTTGCATTTTTAATAGCCGTTCTGATTTTCTCATTCTTGGCTTTACTTCTTTGATCGGAATATGAAAATTTTCTTTCCTCATCCGGTCCCTGGCAAAGTGTATCAGCGATTCCTGATATGCTACAGTTTCAACAACTTGAAGAACACCAGGATATCTGCGTCCGTAATCAAACATCTTCTCTACAATCTCAACAGGATTGATCCTCAATCGCTCCACTGAAATGACATAAATCTTTCCAGTTGCGTTGATCGCAATAACCACAAATACTGTCCAGTCCCCTTTTGACTTTCCAAGTGACGGGTCTAAACCTATGTAAAGGTTCACCGGTTCGTATTCGGGTCCGTCTTTACTATCTGTCCGTATCCACCATCCCTGATCATTTCTTTCTACAGTTCCAGTATAATACTGAATCATATCCTGGGTGAATGGTTGTCCTTCAGGGTCCTGGGCAATGTTCATATATTCCATGTAATACAGATCGAGCAAGCCTTGAGCTGCATACTCGGCCTTTTTCTCATGAAGTTCTTTTAAAGGAATACGTTGTTCCCACAAAGCCTTAGGATTATCATTCTCATCAGTTATTTCTGCCTGAAAGTAGAGTACCTTCCAACCGGTTGCTTTTCCCAATTTCCTGATATGATTTAGATAACTGTCATTATGAACTATAGTGCCGATCAGCAGAATACGCCCATTACGATCCAGACCAGGTAGCACAGCGCCATTGATCCACCGAAAGAGCTTGTCACGCTGATCCTGAGTTTCAGTATTTGCTTCAGATTCAAAGTCATCGAGTATCACGAGTGTGGGTCTATACTGCCTGTACTTTAATCCTCTCATCCTCTGGCCGGAACCCTTACAGGTAATTCTGATATCTGTTGCTGTAACGATATCCGCTTCGGCCCATTTATCGGATTTGAGATCACCAAACAAATACTTTATCGTTTCATTAACTTCCAGCTCTCTTTTAACCGCATCCAGGAACAATACCGATTGTCCGAATGATTCAGAGACTATAACAACAAATTTCTCTCTCCGGAATAACACTCTATGAAGTAGAAATATCAGGTTGGCAATAGTACTCTTGGCATGCTCACGAGGAGCAATTACAGCCTTCTTTCTAACTGTATCGTCATTTAGAAGACTAAAGACTTCTCGATGGAAGTCCGGGGTCTCAGAAGTAACATGGTGCGGAACACAGACTTTTGCGAAGTACTCAATATCACGATACATCTTCTCCAGGAGTTTCGTCTTCTGTTCCTGAGTCAGCTCCATCTGTTACCTCGTATGAAGCAAAAGCCTTTGGTTCTGTTTCGCCAGTAATCTGTTTTATTACTGAAGGGGGTAAAGGAATACTGGCCGTAGCAGATATTTTGGTTTTGCTTTTAAGATTTGCGATCTCGATCATCTCTTTTAGAGCCGATACTCGATCTTTATCATCATCTTCGATGACATTCTTCAATTTTTCCAGAATCCATAAATGATCTATTCCAAGATCATCTAAAGCCTGTTGCGTTAACTTATCCACGTATTTTCTCACCTTTTCGATGTTAAGCAGTCTCGATGCTTTTTTCCTCGCTCTGTCCCTGTTCTTTTCATCGTATGCTATCATAACGGCTTTGATACGATCATTAGTAGCTGAATATATCTGAGCAAACTTTCTTTGTTTGTCAGTAAGATACTCTTTACCTTCTCCATACTTTTCAAAGCCATTAAGCCATTCATCTGTATGAACTTTACCTCCTGGCCACTTAACTATTCCGTATGGAGTCTTTAGAGTAAACTGCCACTTGTTTAACTGATTGTATCCAAAAACAGGTATTACAAAGCCATCCTCACTAAGAACGTACTTGCTGTCTTTTGAGTTTGCACTGAAAGGCTCTGGTATAGGGTTTCCCTTTTCTTGCCACTCAGAGACAGTATATATTTCGTAATCAGTATCTTTGTGCTTTACGATTTTCATATTAGCCACTCTAATCTACTTCTTTTTCTTTTTTACTGTTGAGACCTTCTTTTTACTACCAGCACGTTTGATCTTAGTTTTAGGAGGAGTAGGCTTCTTTACTTTAGGAGGTTTAGTCTTTACAGGTTTAACTTTACGTTTAACCCTCATAAGAGTTTTAGCCATAGTTTATTAGTCCTTTCTTAGAGTACTTATAGTACTAACTGTTAGTAACTTCTATATCGTGTGCCATGTATGACACTACTCCCCTTCTATATATACAGGGGAGTTTTTTTGAAAAATTCACGAATATGGCAAAAAAAATGAAAATAGCCACAGACTGATATTCTGTGGCCATATAGCCGAGGTCTGTGGCCAGCGGATTTTTGCAGATTCCCTGTATATATAGAGGGGTAAATGAAAGGAGTCTGTTTGAAAGAGGAATGTCCGTTAGTTAATAGTTTTTGTTGGCACTATCATAACAATATATGCTGTATTAACAGAGATTCCAGACATAAGGGCGTTTTGAAGTTTAAAGCAGTGGGAAAATCGAATGTAGTCACTGAAATGGATGAATGCCCTTTGGAATTTAACAAGAGGAGGAAACGTGGAGAGAGATGATTACAATCATCTATGCAATGTTTTACACGAACGAAGAATGGATTTAGCGAAAAGTAAAGGTAGCGATTATGCTGGCTATGACGTTCTTTCTAATTTCAAACGGTTATCAAGAGTTGCGGATATTCTTCATGTTGATATCAGAAAGCCTGAAGGATATGCAATGTTCATGGCTCTGATGAAGATTGACAGAATCTTAAATTTAACTAATTCCGGAAGAGCACCTAACAATGAATCAGTCGATGATTCTTTTATGGATTTACATAATTACATCGATCTTACGAGAGCGATACTTCATGAAAAAGCAGAATCGATTTCTTCAATGGGGGATTAAAGAGATGTCAGTTGCATCTCTCGAATTAACAAGTAATGCTTATAAAATACTCAGTATTCTTTACTCTTATGCCGGAAGCAGAGGTTACACATTTGTTGGCAGAGAGACCTTATCGAAGAAAACGGGAATGTCAATCAGGACAATTACGAGAGTGATGAACGAACTAAGAGAGAAGCATTATATCTATACAGAATTTATTACCGGTCAAAAGTCAACACATTACATAAAGCGACCGGCTTACAAAAGGAGTGATGATGGCGAAGAGACCTAAGTTGCCTGTTTTGATTGTTGGAATTGTCGGCCATCCGATGTTTACCGTATTGCCGTTTAATACAATCAGCCAGAGA